CGTTTCACACTTGTACCCCGAAGACTACCTGAAAACGATACACGGCACGGTGCGCATTGAATCTATATGGCTATCGGGGCGCACTGACGTGTACAATCTCGAAGTGGACGATACGCACGACTATGCGATTGAAAACGGAGTTATTGTCCACAACTGCCGCTACGTCCTGATGGAAAACCCCATATCTCCCCCGCTCCCAAAAGACAAACCGACCATCCCCGCATTCGATCCGCTTGATATGTACAAACGTTAGGAGGCCCCACAGATGGAAATGCAACCACGTACGCCCGACGCGCCCGGAGCAATGCTTCGCGCGCCCACACAGCAGGAAGCGCCGGGGCGTGTGGGGCCGATAGGCGTTGAAGAAATCTCTATGGCCATGCAGGATTTTGAGTTATACAAAAAGGGCAAGGCTGATTTGGACGCGCGTGTAAAGGCGAATGAGGAATGGTACAAGCTGCGCCATTGGGATATTGTGCGCAAGGCTGAGCCAAACGCAGGCGACCCCGAGCCGGCCAGCGCGTGGCTGTTGAACTCCATCGCCAACAAGCACGCCGACGCCATGGACAACTACCCCGAGCCGTCCGTGCTGCCGCGTGAGGAAGATGATGTACCGGACGCAAAGATATTGTCCGGTATTTTGCCTGTCGTGCTCGAACAGAACGGGTACGAACAGGTGTACTCTGACATGTGGTGGTACAAGCTCAAAACCGGCACGGGAGTACAGGGTGTGTTTTGGGATTCCAGCGCAAACAATGGGCTGGGCGACGTGGCTGTAAAGCACATCGACCTGCTCAACATCTTTTGGGAGCCGGGCGTAAAGGACATTCAAAAATCGCGGAACATCTTCACCATTGAAGCCGTTGACCGCGACATACTGGAAAAGCGGTATTCCTTCCTAGCCGGGAAACTGTCGGGCACGGCCATCGACATACCGCAGTACACCTCCAATTCACAGCTTGACACCACGAAAAAGGTTGTCGTGGTGGATTGGTATTACAAGGTTGCGGACGGAACGCGGCAAATACTGCACTACTGCAAGTTTGTAGGCCGGGAGCTGATCTACGCCAGCGAGAACGACGAACAGTATCGGCAAAGCGGCTATTACATCCATGGCGAATATCCGTTCGTGTTCGATACGCTGTTCCAAACCGAGGGCGACCCTGCCGGGTTTGGGTACATCGACGTGTGCAAGGACGCGCAGATGTACATTGACAAGATGGGGCAAGCGATCTTGAAGAACGCGCTGTTCAATGCGAAGCCCCGTTATTTCGTCAAAGCAGACGGCGGAGTAAACGAGAGTGAATTTGCCGACCCGACCAAAGACTTTGTGCATACATCCGGCGCGCGACTGGGCGAGGAAGATATTCGCCCCATCGTTACATCCACGCTTAACCCGTTGTACGTTCAAATCATGAACGCCAAGATTGACGAACTGAAGGAAACCAGCGGCAACCGAGACGTGAACTCAGGCGGCTCCCAAAATGGCGTGACAGCCGCTTCTGCGATTGCCGCCATGCAAGAAGCAGGCTCCAAACTATCCCGTGACATGATTAAGTCCAGCTATCGGGCGTACACCAAGGTAAACTATTACGTACTAGAGAATATCAGGCAGTTCTACACAGAGCCACGCAGTTTCCGCATTGTCGGCGAACGTGGCGCGATGAAGTACGTCCAGTTCAACAGCCGCCGTATGCAGCAGCGGCCACAGGGCGACATGGGCATGGATATGGGCTACCGGATGCCGATCTTCGACATAAAAGTTAGGGCGCACCGCGAAAACCCATTCAGCCGCATTGCGCAAAACGAACTGGCGCTGTCCTTCTTCGGGCGCGGATTCTTTAACCCGCAGCTGTCCGACCAGGCGCTCGCCTGCATCGAAATGATGGACTTCGAGGGCAAAGACCAGACCACTCAGCGGATCGCGGAGAACGGCACTTTGTATCAGCAGCTTCAACAGATGATGGGGCAAATGCTAAAGCTGGGGCAAATCGTGGAAGCGGATCACCCGGAATACGCCGGGTTTACCCAAAGCATGGCACAGCAGCTAGGCGCATCCGCACAGCAGCCCATGATAAGCACAGGTGGCGACGTGCCGACCAGCACAAACACATTGGGTGACGTGCGCCAGACCAGCAAGAACAACACCACGACCAAGGCGAAGGACAGCGCGCAGGCAGTAGCCGCGCCTGCGAAGTAGGAGGCAGCATATGGCGACGTACAGCACGCTCAAATACGGCTCTACCGGCGATGAAGTCAAGACTTTGCAGCAGTTGCTTGCTGAAAAAGCGGGCTATGGCGGCAATGTCAACGGCACGTTTGGAACAGGCACGCAAGCGGCTTTGAAGAAGTATCAGCAGGAAAACGGCTTAACCGCGTCTGGAATTGCCGATACTGATACGTGGTCAAAGATTACCGCTGTTGATCCGGTATACGCCACCACGCCGCGTGGTACGCAGTACGACACGGCCACCACCACGCCCACCAAGGCCGACTTAGGGGCACTTGAGGGCAGCGCACCTGCGGCGTACAACAGCCCATACACGCAACAGCTTGACGAGTTGTATAATCAGGTTATGTCGCGGCAGGATTTCAGCTACGACTACGCCGCCGACCCGATCTATCAGCAAATGTCACAGCGATACCAGCAGCAGGGGAAAAGCGCCATGCAAGACACGATGGCGAACGCGGCCACGCTGACGGGCGGCTATGGCAATTCCTACGGCGTAGCAGCCGGGCAACAGGCGTACAACGAATATTTGCAGGGCGCGAATGACAATATTGCAGATTTGTACTCGAACGCACGGAGCCAGTACAACCAGCAAGGCAGCGACATGCTGAACCAGCTATCCGCGCTTCAAGGCCGCGAGAGCACCGCCTACAATCAGTATCAAGGCGGCGTAGACGATTACTATACCCAACTGGCCTATTACCAGCAGAAAGCCGCGCAGGAGCAGGATCAGTCCAATTGGCAAGCGGAGTATGACCTTGCGAATCCCGCCAAAAGCGGAAGTGGCAGTTCCGGTTCTTCGAGCAGGTATTCCAGCAGCAGTTCTGGCGGCGGCACTACGCCGAAGCCGAATCCTACTCCTGACACCACTCCACCGCCGAGTGGACAGGCCAGTCTTTCTGCGGCCACCGCTGCGATACGCACCATAACCGCCACCGAAGGGCAGACCGCCGCATACCGCGCAATTAAAGATATGCTAGAGAACGATGAGATTTCAGAAGCTACGGCTAAAGCTTTGCGGAACAACGGCAGCATCTTCAAGCAGGGGGTGACGGCCTAATGACCACAGACGAACTACTTGCCCGGCGAAAGCAGCGCCAACAGGCCAGCATACCCGCCGTAAACAGCGGTGGCGGCGGCAGCACCTCTCGCGCCATAAAAGAATCCGATTCGGATTCAGACCAAGCCCAATCGCTGCTGGAACGCCGTAAGGCGCGCCAGCAGTCTACTGCATCCGGGTCTATTGACTACGCGCAAAGCTGGTTGGACATGGCACGCGGCACGACGGAAAAGGCTGGGAGCACCTACGGCGGATATAGGACGCAATTCGACGAAATCAATGATCTAATCCGCAAAGCGCCCGATGTGCTTTCCGATCTGACGAAGACGAAGCGCTCGTTGAGCAGCGATGACTATGCAAAGGCGCAATCCACGCTGTATGGCGCCTACTCCGGCTTGAAGTCTATCCGCGACCAGTACAGCCAATACCCCACCCAAGAGGACTACGCCAACGCGCTTGACCAGCAGGCGAACGCGGCCAAGGCGGGCATCAACACCACGCAAAGCCAGATTGCGCAAGTTGACGAAGCCATGCGCAACGAACAACTCAACCCCGTTAGGTATCCTTCTTTGTTCACCGTCAAGGCCACCACGTTCAACCGCGATGCGTACCGCAACATTTTGGAAAACCCGGAACTGGACGATGCAGCCCGCAAGCGGATAGAGAACTATAATTCGCTTTCTGGGTATGCCGGGTACGAAAGCAAGACCGGCGAACCGGAAACCATTGTGCCGCAGAAAAACGCGGAGTTGGATGGCACGATTATGTGGGTGCTGGGATTGAACGGCCAGCGCGATTACTATGAAGATGATATTCGGTTTGGATTGCGCGACATTATGACTAAGCGCGAAGTCAGCGATTTCAATGCCGTGTACAATACACAGGGGCGCGATGCCGCAATTCAGTATATTTCCGACATCATGCCCGACCTTATGGAAACATACAACCGAACCGGCACGGTCGCGCAAAAGAACAAACCGGACTATCAGGCGCAGAAGGACACGGCGACCACACAGCAGAAGCAATACGAATCCGACGAGAAGAACGCGCGCATGGCGAAGTACCAAGAGCGCCCGTACTGGCCGGGCTTTACCGAATCCTCACAGCCACTACCGGGCGAAGAAAACGAACTGCTGGCACAGGTGATGATCTCCACGTCGCGCATACTGGACGCGTCGCGCTTGTCCGAGGGCTTTGTTGACCGCGACGTGTTGGCACTCATGTCCGATGCCGAAAAGGGCACGTACTACAATATCAAGCACAATGATGGCAAGGACGCAGCAATTCAATACCTAGACGACATGGCAAGCACGCTGGGTGAACGGTACACTAAGGCGCGCATGGCTGAATCAGCTGAATATGCTGCGACAAACCCTGTGGCCGCAAGCGCGAAGTCTGTGCTGCAGAACATTGCGGGATCCGTCACGGGCGGCTTGACCATCGCCAATTCCCTGTTGACCGGCGAACTTCCGAGCGCCTACTCCCCCGGCTTCTCTCAACAACTCCAAGCGCAGGCGGCACGCGGTGCGGTGTCTGCCGACATGCCCGTATGGGGGCAAAAGGCATACGACATTGGCATGTCCGTGGCTGACAGCGCGGCGGCTGGCGTGTTTGGCCCCGGCATGGGTGCGGCCATCATGGGCACCAGGGCGGCGGCAAGCACTATGCAGGACAGCGCAGAACGTGGGCTTACCTACGATCAGGCAGTCAAGCTGACCATCGTAAACGGTCTTGCCGAGATCTTGACAGAGCGCGTCGAGTTTGGGCGCGTGTTTGGCATGATGGGCGCAGGATTGGGCGCAAAGCAAGCGGCGCTTCGGGTGCTGAAAAACGCATTCTCTGAGTTTGGCGAAGAATCACTGACAGAGTTCATCGACATCATGGCCGACAAGTTGGTAGCTGAGGACAAATCCATCTGGGAAACCAAGCTGTCCGCGTATCAGGCCGAAGGTATGGACGCAGAAACGGCACAAAACCGCGTGATGGGCGATTTCATAGCGCAGATTGGCGAGGCGGGCGTTGCTGGATTTGTGTCCGGTGGGTTCTTGTCTGGCATAACCGCTTCTATCGACGCATATTCTGAAACTGCGAACACTGGCGCAGACATTCGTGAAAACTCTAGCGTTGATGCCCTGATCGCAGAAGGGCTTTCTGTTGACCCGAACAGCAGGGCTTACAAATCAGCGCAACGGCTTCAATCCAATCAATCTGCTGGCCAAGAGGTTTCAGACCGCGCCATTGGAAAGCAATTTAACGCTAATACAAAGGCAATTAAAACTACTAACGCAAGCGCTATTAAGACGCGGCTTGAAGGGCAGACGAACGCCAAGGCCATTGCCGACGCGCTGATCCGCGCAACGGAAGGAAAGGCGCTGGGCAACTCCTATGCGCAACTCATCGCAGAGAACGACGCTGCGCGCGCGTTGCTTGCGGAGATGTCCAACACCGAAGTCGCGGAATCTGTAACCGCGAAAGAAGTACAAGCGATTGCGAAAGGCGCGGCAGGCGGTCAGATTGCTCCCGTGGCCGTTACACGGGCGCAAGGAGCCGCCACGCCCGCGCAGCAGGCACAAACAGCAGCCCAACCCGCACAGGCCGTTAAAACGCCTTTCACAGGCTTTAGCGGCGGTGCGAAAACCATCAGTGCCATTCAAGACGGGCAGCCGGTGACGATTACCGGGGTTTCGTCTACCAACGGCGATACGGTGTTCGTCACGCTGGACAACGGATACACAGCCGACGTATCTGATCTGTCCTTTGCCGACGAGAATACCGCCGCGCTGTACAGCTTCGCCGCAGAGTATGAAGGACAGGCGGCAGCCACGTTCGTCTATGGATTCAGCGGCAGCACTCCCCTATCGGATTATGCCGCTGGATTTCAATACATGTACAAGATGGGCAAAGTCAAAATGCCGTTCGCCCAAGCGTACAAGCAGATGCCGGGCAGTATGACCGAAGCGGAAGCGATGGCAGCACACGCGGCGGGCACAAACGCCGCAGAAAACGCGATGCCCACGCAAGCGGAGCCCGTTGAGGACGTGGCACAGGAAGACGCGCCGAAGTCACAGGCGCCGAAGCCAGAGACGGAAGCAAAAGCTGAGGACAAGCCCGCCGAGAAGAAGTACAAACCCGGTCTTGTGCGCTCGTTCAACTTCAAAACCGCCAACCTGTCGGAAACGAGCAAGATTCAGTTGCGCGTGATCGACGCTTTGGCGAAGCGCGCCGGGATTGCGGTGGTGGTAAGCGATAAGCTGGCCGCCGGCAAGAACGGATACTACAACCACGTCACAAACGAACTGGTCATATCGCTTAATGCGATCGATGGCGGCTATCTGTACGTCGCCGTGCATGAGCTGACCCATTACATTCAGAATAACAACGCGGTCGAGTACGACGTGCTGCGTGAATTTGTGCTGCAAAAGCTGGCCGAGCAACAGGGTTACGATCTGGAAGCGCGGATTAAAGAACTGCAAGCCATATACAAGGCGCAGGTCGATCAGGACTTGACGCGCGACGAGGCTATTGACGAGATCGTGGCCGATGGGTGCGCTTCGATCCTGACCGACGAAACAACCGTCATGGAACTGGTCAAGAAAAACCGCACGCTGGCGCAGAAGATCGCGGATTTCTTCAAAGATTTCTACGAAGAACTGCGTGATATTGTCATGCGCATCAGCGAACGCGGGCACCCGGAAAGCGCCGCGCTTGCGCAGGACGTGGCCGCCGTGCGCGAAATCTATGTCACATGGATGGTTGCGCTTGACAACGCTGTGTTTGATCCGAACGTGAGCGCGGGCGTTGCGGTTGCGCAGGATACCGAAGTTGATGCTGCTGACGATGCGCAGTATTCCGTTGAGCGCGACGCCGAATACATGTCCGCAGTTGAATCTGGCGATATGGACGCGGCGCAGCGGATGGTGGACGAGGCGGCGAAAGCGGCGGGGTACACCGTTAAGGCGTATCATGGGACGCAAAGCGGTGGGTTCACTGTTTTTGATAAAAACCTCGTAACGTGGCAGACTGCATTCTACTTCTCAGACGACAGAAGAGTTTCCGAAACATATGCAGACAGCACCGACAATATAGACCTCAAGGAAGGCGGCAACTTTCAAAGCGGCGTGTATGATGTATACCTTAGCCCGAAAAACATACGCGTTATCGAAGCGGCTAATACAAGTTGGAATCTAGTCGTAGAAAAGACTGGCGAGGCGAAAACGTATTCCGAGTTGACCGAAGAAGATATTGAAAAGTTTGAGGATAAATATTCTCAGGATTGGGACTTGGAAAACTTCGTAGACGAAGATGGAGATGAGCTGCCCGTCTTCGATGTAGATAATTTCATTCTCAATCCTCCCGGCAAAACAAACGATTACATTGATAGCACAAGGCTCGACGGATATGACGGTCTTGTATTCCGTGGAATACGCGACAGCGCAACCCCAGATTTTGTTCCGATCTCGGACGTGTACGCGATGTTTAACCCGGAGAGAATCAAATCCTCCGACCCAGTAACCTACGACGATTCCGGCAACGTGATTCCGCTTTCTCAGCGGTTCAACGCATCGAGCAACGACATCCGATACATGCTCCAAGGCAACACCCCGCTATCCAACCCCGACCTCATCGCGGAGAACGAAACCTTGCGCCAATCCGTTGATCTGCTGCAAAAACAGTTTGAATTGACCAACGGCCCCGTCATGACAAAAGAGCAGTTGACCGGCATGGCGCGTGGCATCGTGAAAGAATACAAGTCCAAATTCGACCCGGACACGCTGGCCGCCAACCTTGCCGCCATATCGCAGTTTGTGCGAAGCGGTGACAATACCGTGAACTGGACGGACGTTTCCGAAGCCACCACGGAGATTGCGCGCGGCGTGTTGGAACAAAGCGCGGATGTGGACGAGCAGAACGAAGAAACCACCAAGGCGCTCAAAACCAAGCTGCGCGAAACCAAGATCAAACTGAACGACGAGCAAAAGGCGCAAATCAAATATTACACCGGCATGGACTATGAACCGTTCCGGCGTAAGTATTTTGGGCGCATTCGCTTTACCGAGGAAGGAACGCCGCTTGATAATCTTTGGGGCGAACTGCAAGGCGAGTGGCCGCACCTGTTTGGAGACGTTACCGCAACCGATGAAGGGCACGTGCTGGTAAATGTGCTGGATTCCCTGCAGCCGATCTACCAGAACCCATACGGCATGGACATGGACAACGCGGCCGCACATCTGGCGCTGCGGATGTTTGACGAATACTTGTCTTTGCCGGCCGCCACCTTTGCCGATGAAATGGATTTGAAGCGCAAAGCCGAGGTTGCCGCGCTGCGCCAGCAATTCAAGGATCGCATGAAGAAGCTGCGCGCGGACAGCAAATCGAAGTACGACGAGCGTCTAAAAGCGCTCAAAGCAGAGGAAGCCGCCAAGCGCAAGGTGCTTTCCGATCAGTTTAAGGAAGCCACAAGCGCCGAATTAAAGGCTAAGCTACGCGACCAATACCGCAAGCTGACCGACAAGCGCAATGCTGACGTTGCGGCGAAGATGGCGTACTACCAGGCGAAGCAAAAGACCGACGCGACGAAGCGCAAGGAATCGGCAGTCGCCCGGAAGTATCGGACGCGGATTGAAGCTACGGCGCGGGAAATGTACGATTACATGACGCGGCCAAGCGATAAAAAGCACGTGCCGCTGTTCATGCGCGACAGCGTTATGACCGTGCTTGAATTGTTGGATTTTGGGCGCACGTTCAAATCTGGCAAACGAAGCGGACAGATTACCAACAAGGGCGTAGACTGGCGCGCCGCTGTTGATGCGCTTAAAAACGAGATCGATAACTACAACAAGGTCAAGGCAGGTCTGTCCAAAGAAAACGCGGACGCATACGCCAACGAATATCTGCTGATCGATCCAGATATGGTGGACACGATCAAGCAGTACGTGGATTCGCTTACCAAAACCGGAACTGTGAATGTTGCCGACATGAACGCCGAACAACTCAAAGCGTTTTACAAGATCATCGGCGGGCTGTGGCACTCGATTAAAAACATAAACCGAACATGGTCTAATGCGCGGTACGAACGCCAATCAGACTTTGGCGACGCGCTGAATAGCGATCTCAAGGCGCTCCGCGACAAGCGTATCAACGGCAAAAACCCGCTTGCCAAACTCGATGGGCTACTGAATTACGACATGCTGGATTCGTACAGCTTTGGCGACCGCATGGGCGCAACAGGTCGGGCGCTGATTGACGAGTTGGACAAAGGCAACCTCAAAAAGATTTCCCGCATGAGAGAAGCTGCCGATTTCACGCAAGGCATGTTTAAGCAGAACGGCATAACCGGCAAAGATGTTCGGAATTGGGCGAAAACTACCCGACAAGTCACGCTTGAAAGCGGCAAGACCGTTACCATGTCGATTTCAAACATGATGGAGGCACACGCGCTTTACCGCAGGCACACGGACGGATACCATTTGCCGCGTGGCGGTATGCGGATTGAAGCGATTGACAAGGGCATTGTCAAAGGCGTTGTCAATCAGGTACAGACGTTCCCGGCCACGCCGACCGATCTTGACAACATATCCAGTCTCTTGACCGGCCGGCAGCGCGCCGTTATGGATGCAATGCAGGATTATTTGAGCACTACAGTTGCGCAATGGGGTAACGAAACCTCGATGCTGCTGTATGGTTATGAGAAGTACACCGAGGATCATTATTGGCCGTATCGTTCTGATCCAAACTACATGCGATCCCAGCAGCCCAAGAAAACCGGGCTTATAAACGGCATCCTCAATGCCGGGTTTACAAACCCGCTCGTGCAAGGCGCAAGTAATCCAATCTATGTTGGCGATGCGTTTCAGACGTTTGTTAATCACATCATCGAAATGGCATCCTATAATGGTCTGGCCGCGCCGATGGAAGATGCTTTGCGCGTGTACAATTACGTCGAGCGGATTGAAAACGCAGATGGAACCATGCGCAACGGCACAAGCGTAAAAGAACAGATCGAACGCACCATGGGCGTTCGTGGCAAGGCATACTTTGAAAAGCTGATTGAGGACATAAACGGGACTTCAACCGGCGCATATGAAGCGGAGATCAGCAGCGCGCTATTAAGCATGGCAAAGGGCGGCATGGTCATGTGGCGCGCGCGCGTGGTGATCCAGCAGCCCACGGCTTTGATGCGTGCAACCGCCATGATAAGCCCGAAATATCTTGCTGCCGCTGTGATCAAAAAGCACTCCATTGCCGAAATGCAGAAGTACGCGCCGATTGCCTGGTGGAAAGCGCAAGGCGGGTACGATACCAGCGTTGGGCGCAGTATGCGTAGCGTGATCTTAGGCGACCAGAACGTGCAAGACAAATGGGGCGAAGTAGGGTTTTGGGCGGCGGCACGCGCCGACGATGTAACGTGGTCACATCTTTGGGAAGCCGTTAAACTGGAAGTTGCGCACGAAAACCCGGCGCTCAACAAGCTATCAAGCGAGTTTTTAGACAAAGCATCTGAACGGTTTACGGACATTGTAAACCGGACGCAGGTGGTTGATTCCGTTATGCATCGAAGCCAGATTATGCGTAGCGAAAACGGATTTGCAAAGATGGCGACAATGTTCATGTCCGAGCCGACCAAGGCGTATAATCTCGCCCGGTCTGCATTCTCTGACGTTGCGAACAAGAACAGCAAGACCGCGCGGCGCAGGCTGGCGCGCGCTACTTACGCGCTGGCCGTTACATCGCTTACAAACGCCATTGTGCTGGGCCTGTATGACGCATGGCGCAAGCGCGACAAGGACGAAACATTTTGGGAATCGTTCTTAACCGAGTTTATGGGTTGGGACAAGTCCAAGATGACCATGGATGCATTCTTGTCAAATCCGATGAACTGGGGCGGGAACTTAGGCGACGAACTAAGCCCGCTCAGGTATATTCCGTATGGCCGTGATATTCTCTCCATGATGCAAGGCTTTGATATGGAGCGTACCGACATGGCGCTTATCGGCGACATGAAAACCGCCATTGACAACACGGTCAAGTATTTTGATGGAACCTCCAAATACACGCCGTACAAGGTGTTTAGCGATCTGACAAAGACGGTATCGCCGTTTGTCGGGTTCCCCGTTTCCGGTCTGCTGACCACTGGCGAGGACGTTGTAAACGGCATAGCGCCCGGCACAATCCAAACCAAGCGCGACACCGCAAGTGCAACCACGACCTACCAGAAGATGTACGACATGATTTTGTCGGGCGACAAGGCCGGGGTTTCCAAGACCAGAACCGACATTCGCACGATCAGCAAAAACGCAGACCTTGCCGCAAAAAAGTACAACGTGTACGGCTTTGCCATGAAGTCGGACGCCGAAATCGACAAGGGCATCGCCGCCATACTTTCCACCAGCGACACCCGCATTGCCGACATGTACGCCGCGTTCAAGACAAACGACGCATCCGGGCTGGCACGCATTCGGAGCGAAGTTATGAAAGCTGGGTTCACAAAAGATATGGTGGATCAGGCGCTTGTGATCTATCGCAATGCACAGACCGAAACCGCCGCCAGCACGGACTTAACCAAGACGTTAAGCGCCCGGTTGTACTCAAACGATGATCTGTTCGCCGCTATCCGGTCTGGCAAGTCAGCGTCCGTCTCCATGATCTACAAGGAAATGCTGGCCGACAGTAGCGCCGCCGATCCCGAAGCGTCGATTCGCAGTAGCGCGGTATCCGAGTTCAAGCCCGAGTATGTCAAGCTGTACGATGCCGGGAGTACGGCAAAGATGGAGACGCTTAAAAAGACTTTGGTCGGTACATTCGGCGTGACGGAAGATCAGATATTCGAATGGCTGTACACAAGTCGATATACAAAAATCAAAGAATCCATCGAAAGCGGCGACGTCGAGGCGGCGCAGAAATACGTTGCTCAGGCGCGGACGGAGTTTGACCGATACGACAGCAGCATCGCAAGCAGCGTTACCAGCAAGTTTAAGCCGCTGTACGTGGAATTGATTAACGCCGGGCGAACCGACGAAGCGCAAGCGTTGGCGTCTATGCTTTCTTCGTTGGGGTTGAAATACAAGAACGGCGGCAATATGTACAACTCGAACACGTTCAAGGATTGGCTCAAGTAATCGCAAAATTAATATTGCGTGAATTGCTTGCATACGTTATCCTAGAAATCCTATAATGTAGGTGGGAATATCCCTGACACTTCGGAAAGACGATGTATGACACTTCGGAAAGACGATGTATGACGGTGGGAAAGACCACGGGAGGAACCATGAATACGATTTATAACCTTACCCTGAGTATGTTTGACGGTGGCGCTGGTGCAGGCGCAGGAGCGGCAGGAGCCGCAGCGACCGGAACAGCATCACCCGCAGGCGAAGGGGCCGCACCCGATGCGGCGGCACCCAAGACAGGGAAGGAAGAAGCTAAGATTGTTTACGGCAAAGCGCCCGACGAACCGGCCCCGGTACAAGCCGCAGAGCCAATGGAAGCGCAAGCCGAACCCGAAGCGGTAGACCCCGATGCGGAGTTTGACCAGCTTATTGCAGGCAAACATAAAGACCAGTTCAGCAAGAAGATAGAAGCGATCATCAACAAGCGCTTCAAAGACTACAAGGCGCTTGAGAACAAGGTTACGAAGTTGACACCTTCCATGAAACTGCTTGCTGAAAGGTACAAAGTCGATCCTGAAAACGACGACGCATTGGCTACCGCCATTCAGAACGACGATTCCTTTTACGAGGACGCCGCCATACAGTCTGGCATGACCGTCGAAGCGTACAAAGAGGTTCAGCGCGCGAAGCGGTACAACGAACAGTACGAGGCGGCAGAAGCGCAACGTCTGAAAAAAGAGCACATGGAAGCCGCGATTCAAAAGCAGGTCGAGGATGCGAAGCAGCTAAAGCAGACCTACCCCAAATTCGACCTTAAAACGGAACTGGCGAATCCTGCGTTTATGCAACTGGTGCATCCCGACAACCCTTATGCGTTGGACGTTGCTACAGCGTACAAGGTGGTACACCACGACGACATGCAGAAAGAAACGATTCAATATACCGCACAGCGCGCGCAGAAGGAAACTGCTGACGACATCCGGGCGCGAGGACAGCGCCCCGCAGAAAACGGATTGGGCGGGCAGGCCGCCGCTGTGATTCGCAAGGCCGATCCGAACACATGGACACGGCAGGACCGCGACGAAGTTGAAAAGCGCATAATGCGCGGCGAGACAATCAGATAGCCCAAAAGGCTGGAGGTACACGCATGATTGAGATTTACGGATTGAATCTCCAGATGTTTGCGGACGCAAGCATTCAGACCACTTTGCTTTCCGGGCTTTCCGCAGAGCAAAAGACCTACTATGAGAAACGCCTGATCGACCACGCGGAACCGGAATTGGTTCACAACCAGTTCGGCATGAAAAAGGCCATTCCGCAGGGTTCCGGCAAGACCATCGAGTTTCGTTATTTCTCCCCGCTTGCCAAGAAAACGGCAGCGTTGACCGAAGGTGTTGTGCCCGATGGCGACAACATGACGGTAAACGCAATTACCGCGACTGCCTTGCAGTACGGCAATTACGTTACCTCGTCTGACCTGATTGAAATGACCGCCTATGACCCATGGGTGTTGCAGGTTACCAGAGAGCTTGCTTCGCAGGCTGGCCGGTCTATCGACACGCTTACCCGCGACGTTATCAACGGCGGCAGCCAGGTAATGTATGCGCCTTATGTGTCCGGCGAAACCATTACGGCCACCGCTGACCGCAGCGAGATTACGGCCAACTCCAAGCTCACGTTGACCGAGATTTTCGAAGCGGTTGCCGAGCTTCGCACCTTGAACGCCAAGATGATTGACGGTGGCCTTGTCGCCATCATTCACCCGTTTACGGAAATGGATTTGATGCTTTCGGACGATTGGAAGGAAGCCGTTAAATACCAGACCGCGAACAAGATTTATCAGGGCGAGATCGGCATGATCGGCGGCGTGCGGTTTGTGCGCTCCACCGAAGCCAAGGTGATTGCCCCGTCCGCGATCTGCGGCGTGCTGTCGAACCGGCTTTCGCTGAAAACCGCGCTGGATGCTTCTCCCGGCAGCGTGGACATTTACCCTACCACCGCTATTGCTACTGCTGACGCGGCGACCATCACGGCGGCTATCTCCGCTGGCGCTGTGTACACGCTTTATGTCGGCGGCACTGAGGGCACGGTTGCCAGTGTCACGGCGGGCGCGGCTGGCACCTGCAAGATTACCTTAACCGAAGCCATTACCAGCAAGTCAGTTGGCGCGGTCATCTGCGGCCCCGACGCGGGCGCGGACGGTTCCGCAGTATTCATGACGATGGTGTTGGGCGCGGATGCCTATGGTGTTATCGAGATCAGCGGCGGCGGCTTACAGCATATCGTGAAGCCGCGCGGTAGCGCCGGCACGGCTGACCCGCTAGATCAGATTTCCACGGTCGGCTGGAAAACCACCCACGTTGCCAAGCGCCTTGTCGAGGAATACATGATGCGCGTCGAGCACGGCACCAGCAAGTCGGCCACCGTGCAAAGTAACTAACACGATTGATGCGGCGGGCCCTTAACCGGGCCCGCTAGAATGGGAGGGCAGCATGGCTAAGGTTACCACTGAACCGAATCGAAGTGCAGCGGACGCGCACCTTGAAATGATTACCGCGCTCAGAGCAAAAAGGCCGGAAACCAAACGAATGGAGATTCCCAGCACCGAATCGCAAGAGGGCAACAGCTTTTTCGTGTCGGTCAACGGGCGCAGGTTTTTGGTTCCCTATGATACCCAGGTCGATCTTCCGTATGAGGTTGCAAAGGTGATTGAGGAATCCCGCGCATCCGACAAGGCGGTGACCGCAAGGCGGCGCAAGCTGGCCGGGCAACTCAACGACACGGCCCGAAAGCTCTTGCAGATTTAATAACACGACCATTCATCAGGCGGCGCGACAACATAAGTCAGCCGCCTGTTTTTCACAGGAGGGCATATGACAATCGCATTGGCAATCTCCGAAACGGATGCCCTAAAACCCAACCAGTATACTACTGCCCAAAAGATCAAGTGGCTCTCCGAACTTGATCTGAAAATTAAGTTGGAAATCATCAACGCGCACGAAGGGTACGAAACCATCCCGGACTTAGGGCTTGACGATGACGGTGAGCAAATTCCGTTCGTCGGGTACACAGACGCAACCGACACGTCAACCGTGTTGCTGGCTCCCGATCCGTATTCCATCATTTATAGCCATTGGCTGTGCGCAAAGATTGACTACTACAACAACGAGATCACCCGGTACAATAACACGGTCATGATGTATAACACCGCGCTCCAAGAATATTCCGCGTGGTACAACCGCACCGTTTTACCGCGTCAACCAAACACCATTTACGTATAGCGAGGGCAAAGATATGTTTCTGCCCACATTGGACGAAGCCCAAAAAACCCGTGATTACAACATGGAGTTTAAGGGCTATAACCACAATCTGTATGTCAAGAACGGCCAGTTCTACGACATGCAGAACCTCACATCCAAATACTATCCCGCTTTGGCTCCGCGTTCTCGCCGTGGTAAGATACGGCAGTTGACGAAGCCCAACGGGTTATTTGCCAAGAACAAGCTATGCTGGGTGGACGGAACGAATTTCTACTACAACAACGCCATCATTGGCACGGTGGCCGACAGCGTCAAGCAGTTCGTGGGCATGGGCGCTTATATCCTGATCTTCCCGGACAAGAAGCTATTCAACACATCCACGCTTGCGCTTACGAGCCTTGTAGCGACGTTTACGGCGGCTGTAGATGCTACCGTTACTTATGCCTTATCCAAGGTCGATGCAAGTGCCTACGGCTCGTACACGGCCTCTGACGCGGCTCCTGAATCGCCCACGAACGGCCAACTATGGGTTGACACAAGCGTTACCCCAAACGTGTTGAAGTCGTACAGCACCACCTCCGCATTGTGGGTATCGGTTCCGACCACTTATATCAAGATCGGTGCAACCGGCATTGGTACGCCGTTCACCGAGGGCGACAGCGTGACCATTACCGGATCGACCGTAACTGATTTGAACGCGACTGGCGTTATCGTGGACAAGGGTACGGACTACATCGTTATGACCGGCATCCTGACCGCCGCCGCCTCTCAAACAGGTAGCCTGGTGGTGCAGCGCAAGGTTCCCGACATGGATTTTGTGACCGAATGCAATAACCGGCTGTGGGGCTGCTCATCCACAAACCATGAGGTATACGCCTGCAAGCTGGGCGATCCGACCAACTGGTACACTTATACCACGTTGGCCGACGCGTCGTTTGCGGCCACCATTGGATCGGACGGAGATTTTACTGGGGCGTATACGCATCGTAGTACGGTATACTTCTTCAAAGAGGATAGCGTACATCAGGTTATGGGCGTAAAGCCGCCGTTCTCCATCGATGAGGTTAAGGTACGCGGCGTACAAAAGGGAAGCGAAAAATCCCTTGCGCTGCTGAACGAAACCTTGTTCTACAAAGCGCGTACCGGCATCTGTGCATTTGATGGCTCTGAGCCGTTCGACGTTTCGCGCGAGTTGGGCACCGGGCGTTATGACAACGCTGTGGCAGGCGCGTATGATGGGCGCTACTATGTGTCCATGCAGGATGAATCCGACGCATGGCATCTATTTGTGTTTGATGAAGCTGCAGGCATGTGGCACCGAGAGGACGCGACGCACGCGTTATATTTTGCCTATCTGGATGGCGAAATGTACTATGTGGATTCTGCGGGCTGGCTGTGGACGATTGGCGGCACGCTCACAGCGTATACCGCAACGCCAGACGTTGCCACACAAGAAGCGGCGGTAAGTTGGATCGCAGAGACGGGCGACATTGGCATGGAACTGCCGGATCACAAGTATGTGACCAAGATTCAATTGCGCGTGTCCATCGACACCAGCGCAACCATGAAAGCGTATGTGCAATACGATTCGTCCGGTACGTGGGTAGAGAAGGGCAGCATGACCGCTACGTCACGGAAATCCATCACGTTCCAGATCACTCCGCAACGATGCGACCATATGAAGATCAAGCTGACGGGCACGGGCGGGTTCCGCTTGTACGCGATTAGCAAGGTTGTTGAGCAAGGGAGTGAAATGTAATGGCGTTTCTTCGAATTGATCTCCCGGCTTTTGACGAAGCAGACGATGCCAAGATGCGCCGCCAGATCAAGAGCTATTTGGCACAGCTTGAAAAACAACTTAAATATACGCTGGCGAATCTGGACGGAGATAACCTTTCGGATACATACGCCGATTTTGTCAACAGCAAAGTCAGCAGCGCGGACTACGAATCACGCATTCAGCAGACCGCGGAACAAATCGCGTTGAAGGTAACGCAAACAAGCTATGATGGCGAAAAGGTATACATTGGCACGTCCGCGCCATCTTTGCCCATAGCGGGCATGAAGTGGATCGATACCAGCGTATCGCCTGCGCTACTCAAGTATTGGGACGCGTCGCTTGATACGCCTGCGTGGGTATCCGCTGGCGCTGATACGGTGAATGCTGTGTCGGTGTTGATAAACGTCACGGACGGTTTGAAGGTAACGCAACAGCTATCCGGACAGTCAATATACACTTACTTTAAAGCAAACGCCACAAAATTTGGGCTATATCTTTTGTCAGACGATACGCCGATTGCGGAAGCTGGGTATGAGGATGGCGTAGGGTACTTTGCGGTCACGCGGATTAAGGACCCGCAGGTTGACAACGACATGCACGTTGAAGTATTTGCTGAATCCGCAGGTGACGACACCATAGGATTGAAGTTTGTTCATACCATCGACGGAACCGGATACGAGCGCGGGCGCATCGGCTATGTTGCCGATACCGAAACCACCAGCTATATGTTCTTGAAGTACTGGGGCGCGTTTGTTGGGTTGGGCTATGGCGGCGACGGTAGCGGCGCGTCGTTGCATGGTGAGAACGACACGAATTATGCCGGGGTACACATGGAGGGCGGCGCTGAGGGCGTTGACGGTGCGGAGTTTACCGCATACCACAAGGACTTTCCCGCTATGCCCGTTACCATCACGCTTGTTCCGGCGACGGTGGTTGACGATGCTGTTAGCGACACGGGAAAGATATTGCTTGACGCATATGGCGACACTTCCAGCAAAGACGGGTATGTACATGTGTGGGCACAGCAGAGTACCGGACGTGGCACGATTGAAACGAAAGGCATTATCAGGCCGTGGGCGACCGCTACAGACCAGCTGGGGTATGATGGCCGACGATACATCTGCATTTACCTGACCACCAGCCCGAACGTATCATCCGACGAACGCTTAAAGCGCGACATAGCCGACATTGACGGAGCCAAGACTTTGGTCTTGAATCTTAAACCGAAACAGTATAGACTAAAGTCGGAACCGGACGATGCGCCGCTGCACATGGGGTTTGTGCATCGTGAAGTTGTAGACGCGCTGAAACTGGCCGGCATGGGCGCTATGGCCGTGGCACACACCGGCGACGATGGCATGGGATCGCTGGTCTACGAGGAATTCATTGCCGCACAGACCGCGATGATACAGGCGCAGCAGCAGCAAATCGAAGCGCTCATGGCGCGCGTGGAAGCACTGGAAGCACGATAGGAGGAACCACAATGAAGTACACCATCATCAGGGCAACCAAAGGCGGCAGTCCTGTCACCATGACGAGCGGCGTCGCTTCGAACACTTCGGACAAAGAGATTGTTATGCTTGTTGAGTTGGAGGGCGCGGAAACATATGCCGGAATACTGTCCAGTTTGCCGCCGTGCCAACCCGGAAGCACGGTTTACAGCACGGAATACTTCACCGACCCAACCGACGCCGCAGCGTTTACCGCAATGAAGAAGCCGTCCGGCACGTGGTCGTACGCATAGGAGGAAGCTATGAACGAGTTTGGAATTGACCACATCACTTTAGGCGCGGCCAACGCCGCGATGCTGAAAAAGACCGCCGCGATTGACGCGACGGTGGCCGGACATACTTCGCAATTGGCAGATATTGCGACGAATTATACAAAAGTATCCGATATTGTGTACCCGCTGTACATATGCCACAGAGGCGGAGCGTGCAATATTTATCCAGAAAATACAATGTCATGCTATAAAATAAATGACGGGTACAGCGACCTGCCGCTAAAATATGACATTAGGAAAACGCTTGATAGTCAGTATGTGATATGTCACGACAGCATAGTGGACACCACATCAAACGGAACGGGCACAATCGCAAGCAAGACGCTTGAACAGCTGAAACTGCTTGACTTTGGTGCGTGGAAAAACGCCGCATTTACTGGTGAGAAAGTACCAACAGTCGATGAAGTGATAACTTTTCTGGGGAAAAGAAAAATACACTTCGCTGATGTCAAAGAGGATGCCGCAGCAGTGGCCATCGCTCAAAAGATAATCAACGCAGGGCTGATTGAGTATGTTGTTCTTTGTGTCCAGTATAGCAGTTTTTCAATCGTTGACACAATCAAAGCGATTGACAGCAGGTTTCATATCATGGCCAATTACTATGAAGGCAACCCGTTAACAAACGCTATATCTACGGCGGTAGAGAAGGGGATATCGTTTATAAATGTGCCGCGATCCGTGGCCACAGCTCAATTCGCCGCAGACTGTGCCGCCGTCGGGATAAGACCTGTCGTGTACTATATGCGAAGCCAGTACGAAGCGGCTAAATATGTTGCGCTCGGCTATGACGGGCTGATGTGTAAAAATCCTGCGTATATAGCCGGAAAATACAATTCCGTCATGACGCGTCCCTGGACGCTTGACTTATCTTCTGGACTGTTCGGTCAGGAAATGATTTATCTAGAAGATGTCGGAGCGCCGATTACTGTCACGATGGCTGACGGCGCGCTTGAAAGCCTCAATACGACGGGTACACCCAGAGTCATGGTGGGTTCCCCTGTAATTACGGGCAACTGTAAGCTGCTATTTACCATCACGCCTAAAGCATTTAACGCCGACGCGTCTCGATATATCGGCATACAACTAATGACCCAAGATGAAGCTTCATCAGTTTTCGACCCGATGGAAACCGAAAAAAATGGATATATGTTCATGTGGACTCGCGACGGCACCATGCGAATACTGAAAGGTCTTTCGGGGCAAACAAGATCGTTCATAGCGGAACAAACAGGAACTGGGGCAATGGAACAAGATGTTGCTGTCAATTTTGAGGTCACGCTTGGTACAACAACCGTTACATTCAAGCGATTGGATACAGGCACAACGCTCACTGCAAACGATGCAACATTCAGAACCGGTCTGCATTTTGGAATCTATTGGTCACAAAACCAAAGCGCTGTTAGTGCAATAAGTGTCACAAATTCATAATAAACCGTAGGTTCGCAATAGATGTGAATTGCGTACCTACTTCACCCCACTAAAGCCCACGAAATACAGGAGGTGCTTCCATGTCCACGATCCTGATTAACATCAACACCAGAGTGCGCGGCGACCACAAGCCAAACCTCTCCTACGAACGATTTGACGAGTTCACCTATGGCGGTATCCAGTACGTCGCCATCGCTCCTATGCCCGCCGGTATTAGCCCCATGAACCGCGACTACTGCCGCACGCGGGACGAAATGCAAGTCGAGGACGATTGGAAGTCCGGCATCGAGGAAGACGTTGCCGATTTGGTGCTGGAAGATGCCGACATCCGCACCGACTTTGCAACCGCTGATGGTGTTGTGTCTGCCGCGCTGAATACCAAGATCACCGAAAAGACCGGGTACGGCGTGAAGAGCGGCCTTGTGGTGGCCGCGCAGGATACGCCTGATATGACGGTGAAGGTATCCAGTGGCATATCCTACAGCGTAACCGGCGAACGCCATCCGCATGATGCTGTCGCGTCCATCACGATCACGCCCGACCCTACCGCTGCCCGTGTTGATATCGTATACGATTCTCCCGCTGGCGTGATAACCTATCTGGAATGCGCCCCGGCCACGACCCCGGTCGCCGGAGAGAAAGACTTTACCATCGCCACAAACGCGGTGGCTACCGATACGTTGACCATCGGCGGCGTGGAATTTACCGCCGTTGCGTCGGAACCGACCGCTGTCCAGTTTGTGCCCGGCGTGGATGCTGCGGCGACGGCTGCGGTGCTGGCCCCGATTCTGGCCGCCAATGCGACCATTGCCGCGCTGTATGATGTGGCTGTGGTTGGCGCGGTTATCACTCTGGCCGAGAAAGCTGCTGGCATGGGCAGCACGCCCGCCGATGCGTCGTTTACTGGTACGCTTGTGGTGACGAATGGGGCGGCTACAACCAGCGCCGCTGCTACCTATCCAGCTGCGGCTACGCTGCCCTCTGGCGGCTTCCTGCTGGCTCACGTCGCGGTTGCAGCAGATGCCACGACGATTGGAAGCGCGAACATCACCGATAAGCGGGTTATGCTGGACGCGATTCGCACGGCTGCCACGGCTCCGACCGCAACGCCGACCAAAGTCGGTGAAACGGTTGTGGTTGATGATGGCACTGTGTACTTTTCGGTCGGCACATCCAGCGCCGCCGACTGGAAGCAAATTACGTTCGTTGCTGAATAACGGAGGGATTACATGGCTACCAAAATCAAAGCGGCGGGGTTGGTCGACTGGCTGGCTCCGCACGCTGATTCCAACGCTCCCGAAGGACAATGGGGCTATATCATGGGCGGGAAAGGGCAGTCTCCCAAAACTCTGTCGAGCTGGTATTTCAACCAATACCAAGGCAAGGCCGCAGAATACGCCAAGGCGTTGTATTGGCGCGAACACGCCGAACGGGTGCTTGACTGCAACGGCGCGGCTGAGGGTTATTATGAGCTGATTACCGGCGTTGACATCAACACCAAAGCGCGGTCAAACTTTGCTATCTGGTGCGCTGGGAACAACGGCAGGAGCATGGCGAAGTTGCCCAAGGTCAAGGGCGCGGCGGTGTTCGTCGACAGCGCAAGCGCGGGATATATCACACATGTAGGTTTCTTGGAGAAGCCGGTCAAGGACAGCGCGCCCAACGGTGATTGGTGGGTGCTGGAAGCGCGCGGCGTGCTGTATGGGCTTGTGCGCACAAAGCTATCCGCTCGTCCGTGGAATTGCTGGGGGTTGATGACTAAATACTTTAATTATGAAGCATACGCCGCGCCAGTATACAAGCTGGGTCAACGATTACTCGAACTTAACATGACCGGCGACGATGTGGAAGAACTTCAAACCGCCCTGATCTCGCTGGGGTTCTCCTGCGGATCATGGGGCGCGGACAGCGATTTCGGCCCCGCAACAGATGCGGCCATGCGCGCGTTTCAATCGGCGCACAAGCTGGTTGTTGATGGGCAATACGGCCCGAAGTCACACGCTGCGCTTGTGGTCGCCGTAGAGGCTCAGGAAGCCCATCCCGCCCTAACCTATACGTATACACTAACCACGCCCGACAAAGCCCTTCTTGACGCTCTCAAGGCCGCACACGGCGGCACAATCATATCCAACTAAACGCGCTTCATATCTTATCCGACATAAACCGGCACGGCATTCGCTGTGTCGGCATTTTTATCTGGAAAATATTTGAAGTGATAGCAAAATATTGGTTGACATGTGGTAAATTATGGTATATAATACGCACATGGAGCACGAACAAAGGCGAAAGGGTGGTGAAGATGCTAAAGACTTTCAAGTTAACGATGAAGAATGGCAGCGTTGCGTTCATCGAGGCCAAGACGTTGGAGGTGGCAACGCTGGCATTCCAAATGTACAACGGGCAGCGGGTGGTTGATTGCAGGGAATGCCGAATGAAGGTTGCGGTGTTGTGTGAGTTTTCTGGTATAGTACGCGACGCATTCACGGCATGCGGCCATGATGCCACTTCGTATGACCTGCTGGAAAGCGAAGCGCCGGGCCAACACATTCAGGGCGACGTCGTGGCGCTGGGCGCGGATCACTTTGCACAATACGATTTGTTAATCTGTCACCCGCCATGCACGCATCTTGCGGTGTCTGGCGCACGCTGGTTCAATAACAAGCAGCAGGAACAAGCCGATGCATTGGATTTTGTGCGATGGTTGATGGCGCTTCCGTGTGACAAAATCGCTATCGAGAATCCGGTATCCATCATATCCAGTCAGATTCGCAAGCCAGACCAGATCATTCAGCCGTGGCAGTTTGGACACGGAGAAACCAAAGCGACATGCTTATGGTTGAAGGGACTTCCAGCGTTAACACCAACGAATATTGTTGACGGCCGATCTGACCGCATACACCAGATGCCGCCAAGCCCGAACAGGTGGCGCGAACGTAGCCGGACATACTCAGGAATCGCGGACGCAATGGCGCGGCAATGGGGGTAAGGTGGTCGCTGATGTAGCACAAGCTGAGGAAGAAGGTGCCCAGGACAAGTGATAACAGTCATCGTTACCAAACAAGAGGCGTGGGAGGTTGCGGAGTTTGCTAACACTGAGAACCACACGCTTGCGCGGAACCTGACACGCGAAGCCCGTCGTGTAATTGATGCTCTATCGCAAAGCGATCGAACCCGGATTGAGTTTTCAAGGGTAGATTCCAAATATTACGCGACGCTGTATGCACGTCACGACAGCCGGGATATTCGAATCATGGATGTTAGACCGCGGGTAGCGCGGCATTGGGCGGAGGACAAAGGGATTTTCCCGAAAGGCGCGCCTTGCCAGGTCCATAACGCCGCGTGGAAGCCAGCAGACGACCAGAAATTGATTGACATGATTCATTCTGGGCTGCGATGGCCGGAGATCGCGCCGAAGTTTACAGAACGAAGCGAGAACAGCTTGCATGACCGGGCAATGGTCTTGAAGAAGCAGGGGCGTTTGAAATGGTATCCCAAAAATTCGCGCGGAATGAACGCGCCGCAAGTTGTCCACAAGATGTGCGGCAACTGCAAATCGTTTAAGGTAGACACGAAGCGCACGCAGACAGACCGATTCTTGTGCAAGGTTTTGATGGGCACATGTTCTACGACCGGGGAGCGGCGCGACCGCTGCGACTGGTGCAATGCGAAAAATAGGAGGGGTCAAACGTGAATTTAGTGCTTTACAAGTTTTCCGAGCGCAAACCCGAACGCGCGGGCATGTATCTGTGTGGCGTCATTCATGGCGAAGGACCCGACGCGCGCGTTACGTGGTATGACCTGCCGTACTCGCTTAAGTATCAAGTATTCAATGCTTACGATTCGCTTGATGAAGCTCTTGTAGCTAAAAATCATATCGACGTTGCCTGCTGGTGTGAAACGCCTCGGATGATTTCTGACATAATCGTGGCCGACGCACAATGACCCGCCCGTACTGCCGCCGCCCGCCGCTGATTGACTGGTGGATTGTTGCCAAGGTACTGATCGTGGCCGCCGTGATGGTGGCGGTCGGACGAATGAATTAGGAGGGTACAAATGGACAAGACAAACCGAGTGATACCGATCACCGCGCATGGCATTGAGGTGATGGACGCCAACTACGTTGCTACGATCCTGTGGGAACAGGAACAGGAAATCGAGCGGTTGACCGCCGAGGTTAAGCGGCTGGATGGCAAGGCAGAGAAGCCGGGGAATCGCGTGTTGACGCCGAGCGAGGTGCGAGCGTCGGCAAAAGGGTGTGAGCGTTTTATAGAGTGGCGCTTTAAGCCTGAGTTTAATGGGTTTTATGTTTATGATTTGGTGTTTCAAGGCCAAGGGGCAGCGCGTGGGTTGATTTGTGATTTTGCGTGCGTTGATCGGGGCGTTGCGCGCGTCTGGTCAAACAGAAAGCCCACCGCCGAAGAATCTGCCGCCGTGCCGTGGAAGGAGTGCGCCGATGCATGACATAAACACGATGATTGACGACATGGTACAAAGCGGTAAAACCGTGCAGGGCATTGCCGATGCAGTACGCGCCGAATCCATGACGACAATGGAACTCGAAGCCGTACACGCAGAGCGGCGCAGGCAGGACGCCAAGTGGGGCGCAAACAGCATGGACGGGAAACCGCTTTACGAGTGGTGCGCAATCGCTGGCGAGGAATACGGGGAGTGGTGCCAAGCTATCAATGAGCCGCTCGATTCGCCGCGCGGTGGGTATGAGAACATGCGCAATGAAGCCATTCAGGTTGCTGCCGTGATGGTGCGATTTCTCGAATGTCTTGACCGACAGGTGATAAAGGAGAATCACAAATGAAGCGATTGAATCGGTTTGTGTGCCGGTTATTTGGCTGCTCGTTCCAACTCGACCGTAACCATCGGACAAAGTGTGGGTGGACGTATTACGGTCATTGCCGCAGGTGTGGCAGGTTTATGGAGCGCAACTTCGACCACATCAAGGCGGCGAAGGAGGCTTGCAAATGAAAGTTGAGTTGTGCGTCAGCCGAATCCAGAACTCCAATCGTTACCAGCATGTGATGCTTGTTTGCCAATACTGCGGGGCACAGGGCAGCATCTACGAAGGGCGCGGGGTTACTCGCTCCCAGGCCAAACATGACGCATACGAAACGAAGTGCAGCCGGTGCCACGAAAGCACGGCGGCGCGAGAAGAACGGAAGCGGAGGAACAGCGCATGAAGGAACCTAACACACCCGATCCCAAGCCCACGCCGGTCAAGCGCGATCACAGCGCATTTGTGGCGCAGTACAGCGCGGCGGTTAAGAAGCGCAAGACCGCCCGGAACAAGCGCATTAAGGTTGACGCAGATCAATGCCAGCGCGACGCGCACTATCGGTTGTCAGGGTTTGGACAGTCCGGCACACAGAGGAAAGTGAGGGGTAAGGCGGTATGAGCGATCTGAACGAAAGGGTTTCCATTCTGGAAGATGTACGGGATGGCGTTTCCGTGGCGCTGGACGAGGTAAACAAAGCGCCATCGGATGTGAAGGAGCTGGACATTCTTGCCTATGCCGATGTGATCGCCGGATTGGTGGCCGCGAAATCCACTCTCGAACGGCTGTGCAAGATGGCGCAGTATGACGCGAATCAGGCGAACAGGGCAGAGGACGAGCGGGAAAGGCGCGGGTTTGAGAGGGAGGCGCTATAATGCAAGCAATAACCGCGTTTGATACGCGCGACAAGACCCGCGAGGAATGGTTGGCGGCGCGTCGGAGGGGGATTGGCGGTTCGGATGCCGCCGCGATCATGGGCGTAAACTCCTACGAATCTCCGCTGGCGGTATACATGGACAAGCTGGGACTTGCGCCGGAGAAAGACGAAACAGAAGCCATGCGACAAGGCCGCGATCTTGAACAGTATGTTGCGGATCGGTTTGTGGAATCTACCGGAAAGAAAGTACGCCGCTGCAATCGAATTCTGAAACACCCGGAGTACGAATGGATGCTGGGCAACATCGACCGCGATATTGTGGGAGAGAACGCAGGGCTAGAGTGCAAGACAACCAGCGTTTTGAACAAGACCGCGTTCGATCAAGGCGACATACCGGCTACGTACTACTGGCAATGTACGCACTACATGGCCGTGACCGGCGCGTCTAAGTGGTATTTGGCGGTGCTGGTGCTGAACAAGGCGCTGCATATCTTCGAGATCGAGCGCGACGAAAACGCAATCATGACGCTGGTGGCCGCAGAGGAGTCGTTCTGGCGCGATTATGTGCTGGCGCAGGTGCCGCCAATGCCATCCGGGTTGGAGTGCGATGACGCGCTGGTGGATTTGATACCGGGCGACAAGCTGCCGGGGGATGTGGTGGACTTGTCAGAGCACGACGCGCGGATCACATCGCTAAAGGCCGTAGAAGCCGATATGAGCGCATTAAAGAAACAGGCTGACGCTATGAAGCAGACGCTTGCCATGACGCTGGGAGCCGCCACAGAAGGCCGCACGACGCACTACAGGGTTACGTACAGGCCGCAAGTGCGTAGGAACATTGACGCCGACCGTCTGCGCGATGAATTACCAAACATCGCCGCAGAATACGCAAAGGAAATCAAAAGCAGACCCATGAGAATAACGGAGGTTAAGAGCAATGGCTGAATTACAGAAGCCAAGGAACACCCGCCAGATGGCGACGCAGGCAACGAGCGCGCCTGCCACGCAGGAAGCGCCTAAGCAGACCATGACCACGCTTATGAACGCCATGTTGGATGGCGAGGGATACCGCCGCCGCTTCGATGACCTGTTAGGCAAGCGCACACCGCAGTTTGTAAGCAGCATTATCAGCATCGTGAACGCTTCACCGGAACTGCAACGGGCGTTCCGTGAATCTCCAATCACGCTGATTCAAGCGGCGCTTACCGCTGCAACGTTTGATCTTCCCATTACTCCGTCGCTTGGATATGCCTACATCGTGCCGTTTAACAACAGCAAGAAGCTGCCGAACGGCACATGGGAGAAGCGCGCGGAAGCGACGTTCATATTGGGATACAAGGGCATGAACCAGCTGGCTTTGCGCACCGGGGCATACAAGACGATCAACGTCGTGGAGATACGGGAAGGTGAGCTGAAAAGCTACAACCGATTGACAGAAGAAATCCAGATTGATTTTATCGAGGATGAGGACGAGCGCGCCACGCACCCGATCATTGGCTGGGCTGGATATTTCAAGCTGATTAACGGCACCGAAAAGACCATCTACATGAGCCGCAAGCAAATCACGGCACATGAGTTGAAGAACCGGAAACCGAACGCGCAGATGGGCAAGGGCTGGCGGGAGAACTTCGATGAAATGGCGATGAAAACCGTGTTCCGGCGCTTGATCGGCAGGTACGGGCTTATGTCCATTGACTACCAGAAAGCCGACGCATCCACCATCGCCGCCGCTGAAGCGCTGGCGACCGCCGACCATGACGATATTCCGGTTGAGCCTGATTCCATCGACTACGACACGGAAACCGGAGAGGTGACAAGCGCAGGCGGCCCGCCTCCAGAAGTGGCGGGAATCAAACCCCCGTTCGAGTAAACTACGCGGCTGTGCCCGGCACAAGGCTCATGCACAACTCCTTTGCATGGCCGGGGCGCTCGTTCAATGGATCGGACGCAAAGCGCCCCCTGCCGCTTTCGACAAAGCGGTACGTCAGATCGACAACGAACATATACGAAAGTGGTGTTGCATATGAAAAACAAAACGGGCGCTGGGATCGTGCGCAAGGTAGATCACATGGGGCGCGTGGTGATCCCTTCGGAAATGCGCAAGGCGCTTGGGATCAGCAACGGTGACGCGGTGACATTCAGCTTGCGCGACGATGGCGTGGTGATCGCCCGGCACAATGAATGCGGCGCGGTGGACGAATACTTGAAGCGAATCGCGCTTAACCACCCGGAGTTGACGGTTATTGGTGAGCGTGTGCTCGAATCCCACCTTGCGGCAATCCAGAAACTATTTCGATAACTATCGACATGAACCGCGTTAATTTCAAAATAATGGGTGTAAATCTGAGTTTGTACCTGTTTAAGGGTTGAATGTGTTTTTGCTAAATGGTATAATAGACTTAAATCATCACCACGGAATGGAGGTGTGATAATGAGGTGTGAAAACATCGAGGTTCGGATGAAGGTGCGGCGCGCTGGCATTACGCTATGGGAGATAGCACGCGAGTTGGACGTATCGGAACCGACGCTTTACAGATGGTTGCGCGCAGACCTTGATCCAGACGTTCTGAGCAAGATCAACAAAGCAATCGAGAAGCTGGACAAGTCGAAAAACTAGCGATACAGAGGTGAAATCATGGCACGAAAGCGATTTATAAGTAGCGCGATGTCTACCGACGGTCGTATTGAGGAATTAGCCGAGAATAACGAAACCGTCGCGCTCATGTGGCCGTGGTTCATCACCGCGTTTGACGATTGGGGGCGATTGGACATAACGGACATCGGCGCAATACGCCTTGAGGTGTTCCCTGCGTTTCCAGGCATCACGCGAAAGGCAGTTTCAGCGGCACTAGACGCATATTGTGGGATTGGTCTTTTGCATAAGTACATAGTAGATGAACGCACATACGTATCGATAAGACCGGCAACATGGATGCGTTGGCAAAACTACTTGAAAAGCACAAAGCGGGCATCAACACAACCGCAGGTGCCACCACCTATGGATGCACCGTGGGGCCAGCAAGAAGAATGCGGTTTGATCGATTGGCTTACAAAGAGCGGGGAAACAAGGCAAGCAGACAATCCAGAATGTCCGCAGACATTTGGAAACGTCCGCAGACAATCCCGATTGTCAGTACCTTCCCCTTCCCCTTCCCCTCCGGAGGTTACCAAAGAAAAAGAAGAACGCGTGCGCGATGCAAACGACCAGAACGAGGACGAAGCACCGGACCCGTTCAACGCATTCGGAGAAGTGCCACCAGACCTTCCGAAGCCTGACAGCCTTACTTTCTACATATCGAACTATCTTCCCGGCATGACAGCGGGGAATTGGGATCAACTTGCGGGGTTCCTGCGTGACGATGGCGTGGACGATCTGCTGGTGAAGTTTGCTATCGATGAAGCATGCGCGCAGAACAAGAGTACATGGGCATACGTTCGAAGCATTCTTGATCGGTGGGTCAAGGCGAAGATCACAACCATTGCCGGCGCGAGGGCTGAACAGGAACGATTCAAGGCCGGGAAACAGCGGAGCCAATCACAACCGAAGCCAACGAACCGACGCGGTCCGGACGAGAGTAAGTTTATTTAGGAGGGCACATGCTTGAACTAAACCGCCTGTATTGCATGGATTGCATGGAGGGCATGAAGCAGATACCGGACAAGTTTTTTGAGCTGGCTATTGTTGACCCGCCGTATGGGATTAAGATCAATTCAAGCGGGAGAGTAGGCCACTACGGAGGACGCGGGAAAAAGTGGGACAGCGAAACACCGCCAGAAGAGTATTTCAGCGAGATTGGTCGGGTGTCTCAGAATCAAATCGTATGGGGCGGGAACTACTTCGCATTGCCAAAGACACGATGCTTTTTGATATGGGACAAGATGCAGCCACAAAACGTATCGTTTGCGTCATGCGAATATGCGTGGACAAGTTTTGACCAAAGCGCAAAGACGTTTTATATGCGCCCGCAAGGCGATCCCGACCGCATCCACCCCACGCAAAAGCCCATTGCCCTGTACAAGTGGCTGCTGACAAACTACGCCAAACCCGGCGACAAGATACTCGATACCCACGTTGGCAGCGCATCCAGCCTGATTGCGTGCCATGAACTCGGATTTGACTACATGGGTTTTGAGATCGACGCGGACTATCACAAGGCGGCCAGCGAACGGCTCGACCGGGCGAAGCGACAGGTGAACATATTCAGCGCGATTGATGCGCCGGAGCAGATCGGGATTGAGGTGAACACATGACCATCGACCAAACGAACCGCGTGCTATACAACCCCAGCGCGGAAGCGTCCATCATCGGCAGCATGGTCATGGACGAACGCACGCACAAGCACATCGGAGAGATCGACGCTCAGGATTTCGTTGACCCGATCAAACGCAGGTTGTTTGTGGCGATACGGGATTTGGCGGCGAACAAGAAAAAAGTCGATCTCATAACGCTGGACGACGCTACCGGGAACGACAACAAGATTGCCGTTGAGATTATGGACTGCATGCACGCCACGCCGACGAGCGCAAACATCAAGGGCTGGATCGCGTTGTTGAAGGACGCGTCCAGACGCCGTCGAGTGATGGAGATCGCCGATGGGCTGGCCGCGCAGGCTAACGACCGAGCAAACGACATGACCGCAGTCGTGGAGGGCGCGCGAGAAGCGCTGCGGGGCACATCGTACAGCAACCACGCATGGATGGACATGTCGGCGCTGGTGACGCGCACGGTGGATTGGATCGAGCGACGCACCAAGGGCGGCGAGAAGCCGATTCAAAGCGGGATAGCAGATATAGACCGAATCATTGGCGGGTTCTTCCCCGGGGAAATGACGGTCATCGGGGCGCGCCCGGGCGCTGGCAAGTCCCAGATGGGTATGAACATCGCAATGGCCGGGGCAAAGGCTGGGAAGAAAGTATGCTTTGTGTCACTTGAGATGATCGACGTGCAGTATGGGCAACGGGTGTTTTCCCGCGAGGCAATGGTAAACGGGATGCGCATTCGAAACGCACTGGTGGACGATGGCGAGTGGGAACGAATCATCGAGTGCATGGGGCCGCTGTCGAAGCTGCCCGCGTCGTTCCTGTTTGGCACGTACATGATCGAGGACATTATTTCCGAGGTGCAGCGCAAGGCCGACACGGACGGGATCGACATGCTGGTGGTTGACTATTTGCAGCTGGTAAGGTCGCGGCAACGTTTTGAATCCGACCGGCTCAGGGTGGCGAACACGGCGCACGTGCTCAAGCGCATGACCGAGGAGTTCAACATTCCAGTGATCGCGCTGGCACAGGTGGGGCGCGATGCCGAAGGCGACATGCCGCAGAAGTCGGATTTGCGGGATTCAGGTGACATCGAGCAGGACGCGGACAACATCATTTTCATGCACAAGCCGCGCGATGCTGAGGACAAGTGGGTAAGCCCGAAGGATTGCGGGTGTTTTGATTCGATAAAGCAGGCGGGAAGCGAGTACGTGGTAATCAACGTGGACAAGCAGCGACAGGGGCAAACCGGGTACGTGGGCGTGATTTCAGACGCGGCGCACATGCGGTATGTGGGGATCGACAGGACGGGGAGGTAGAGCATGAACAAGACCAAAATAGATTGGTGCGAATGCGCTTGTGGATGCGGAAAGCTGATACGACCCATTGATGATCGAGGAAGAAAGATAAGCTATGCAAAAGGCCACAGGCCAAGCTACGGGCATCACGACATGCGAGGGTATAAGTGGGTTCAGATTCCCGGAACTGGTGTAAAAATTCAAGAGCATCGGTATGTTATGCAAAACGCTCTAGGCCGGAGATTGGAAATTGATGAGGTTGTGCATCACATCAATGGGATAAAGGATGATAACCGTTTAGAAAACTTGGTGCTTCTTAAAACGGAGAAGCACAATCACTTTCACAGGCCGCCGAAAGAATATGGGAATGAACTTGTCGAATGCGAGTGCGGTTGCGGTGTGCTATTCGCTAAATATGATGAACGTGGACGGATTAGAAGATATGCATCACCATCACATGCTTGGAAGAAACCGCATGGCAGAGGAAATCCAAATAGGAGGTCGAAACAATGTCAACACGGATAGATTGGTGTGACGAGACGGTTAATCCACTTGGTCACTGGTGCTTTGGACCCGGGGGAACAGCAGAGAATCCGAAGCCGTGTGTGTACTGCTATGCAAAGAGGATGGCTATGCGCGGAATGAATGGGTGCGAGAAATGTAAACAGTTTAACGTACCGCATACGCATTTTGATCAACTGGATAAGCTTCTAAAGTGGAAGACACCAAAGACAATATTTGTTCAGAGCATGGGAGACCTTTTTCACGAAGAGGTGCCGGATAGTTGGATTCGACAGGTGTTTGATGCTTGCGAAGCAGCGCCGCAACATCGGTATTTGTTCCTGACGAAGAACACGAAGCGGTACACCGAACTGCTACAAGGGTACATGCCGCGCAATATGTGGTTTGGTTGGTCGCAAGATGGGCCAATGGGCGACGCAATGAGGTTTAACACACACCATTCGGTTCAGACGTTCGTCAGCATTGAACCGATCCTGCGCCCGTTTGAAAGATTTGGGATTACCGGAATTGATTGGGCTATCGTCGGCGCTGAAACCGGAAACCGGAAAGGCAAGGTTATACCGGGAAAAGCATGGGTGGATGACATTGCTGCGGCGTGCGCGGAGAATGGCGTGCCGCTTTTCATGAAAGAATCATTGCGCGGCCTGATGGGCGAGGATTTTGTGCAAGAATTTCCGTGGTAAACGCGCAGACCGTCGCTAGGCTGCCCGTGGCCTCCTGACAGCGCGTCCACGGCCACGGTCGATAGATTGTAAGGGTACGACGGCGGGATGGTGTACGGGGCGAATACGGGGCGATATGGAGGGGTAACGATGGCTGACTTGATTGATCGCGGGGTATTGCTTAGCGAGCTGAATACTTGCAGCGCGTGTTACTACGGCGACAGCGCGCACATTGGGGATGTGATGGAAGTGGTGCGCGACATGCCGACCGTTGATGCCGTTGAAGTGGTGCGATGCCATGAATGCCGGTACTCACTTCGAATCCCGGTAAAGCATAGCGGACGCATCGACGCCGGGGAAATGATGGCGTGCAGGCTAGGACGTGGCGAAAACGATGCTATAAGTCATTTGGACATTGTACCATATGACGGATACTGCGACGCAGGAGAGCGCAAGGAGGGTAACGATGCGGCTGATTGATGCGGATAAGCTGCCAATGTACGAAGTGTACAAGGACGACATAGACGCCGCCCCGACCGTTGACGCCGAGGTTGTGCGACATGGTAGATGGGTGCGTACAACAACCAATCCTGGAATTAAATCATGCTATGGATACGTTCACGACGCGTGCAGTTTTTGCGGGAGCGAGGATCTGTTTATACCGAAATATTGCTCAAATTGCGGCGCGAAGATGGATTTACAGGAGGGCGAAACAAATGATCAGGCTGGGCAATGAATACGGCATCACGGCAGATGGGAACGGGTACGCGGTGGAACAGATCAGGGTGACGGGCCCGGAGAGCAAGGAACCGGGCAAGGAGTACACCACGCCGATTTCGTACCATGCGACGGTAGACAAGTGCATTAAGGCGATCATCGGCAGGATGTGCCGGGGCGCGGTGGCCGAATGTGACATGACGCTGGGCGAAGCGGCTGAGAAGTTCCGCGAGATCGAGGAACGGGTCTACGAGTGGGCGAAGATCGGGGAGGGCGAGCGCAATGACAAACGCGCAGATTAAGGAAATTCGGGAGCGGTGCGAGGTGGCAACGCCGGGGCCGTGGGTTGAGGATGGGTACGGCGACATGATCCGCAGCGATAATCCTTATGGATGCGGATCGATGCGTGTAGCCGACATACGCGGCTGGGGGCATCTTACGGGCAAAGGCGCATGCGCGATGGAGGATGGGCCGGCCATGGCGATTCAGCACGCAAACGCGCAATTCATCGCTTCCGCGCGACAGGACGTTCCCGCCCTGCTGCACGAACTCGAACGCCTGCGGGCGGACAATGAGGCGTTGCGCAATGGTGGGCATTTCGACGCTTTGGAGATGGCAAAGATCGCAGGGGTTGGAACAGAGAACGAACGTCTGCGCATGGAGCTGGAGGCGGTGAAGCGGGAGCGGGATGCGGTCAACAATCGGACAAGCGATGCGCTGCAAGTGCTAGATGCGGTCAACGAACAAGGCGAAATCCAGTATAGCGATTATACCGAAATGTACGACGCTATCAATGCAATATATCCATGTCCAGTCACCGAGAACACGCCCGCGCAGGAGATGGGCGCGCCGGGCAATGAACCGCTGGGAGGCGGGGAGAATGGATAGGCTCAATCGCATGTGCGTTGATTGCACAGCGCGCGGGAAAAGCTGTAACGGAACCGCCTGTACAACATGGACCGGATGCGTATATCGCAAGGCGAGTGCGAGTTATGAAAGTAGTGTTATCCCAATTATGTCAATCGAAGACTTGATGGAAAAGGGCGTATTGATAAGCGCAATCATATCGCACGCGGGAGATGGGGAGAAGGAGGGATAACATGAATATATATGTGATCACGGCGGCGCTTGCCGAACTCGCCGCGCTGAAAGCCGACATGGAGGCGGGGCGGTTGGTGCGGGTGGGGTCGAACAGGGCGCTTACGCTGGAAGAACTCGACGCTTTAGAAGAACCGACGCCGGTATATGTAAAACATCGGTATGGCGCATGGCAACAAGACGGATGGCACATTTGGAGTCCGTTTGCGGAAGACCGCGATTGTGAACTGTACGATACGCAGAACTATGGCATCACATGGGAAGCGTGGATCCGTCGCCCGACCGACGAGTAACGCGCGGCGGCGAAGTGGGAATGACACTACGGCGTACAAAGGAGGCAGAGAATGAGAACTATCACATTCACCGTACCCGGCCCGCCGCGGGGCAAGGGTAGGCCGAAGTTTGCAAGGAGAGGGCAGTTTGTCAGCACGTACACGGACGCGAAAACAGAAGCGTATGAATCGCTGGTGCGGATCGCATACGCGCAAGAGGCTAATGGCGCAGAACCACTGACCGGAGAAGCACACATCGAAGTTATCGCATACATGCCGGTCGCCGCAAGCCTATCAAACAAGCGCAAGCTGGCGCTGTGCGGATGTGGGCACACGAAGAAGCCCGACATTGACAACGTACTTAAAGCCGTGATGGATGGGCTGAATGGCGTGGCGTTCCGTGATGATGCACAGATAAGCCACATATCTGCAAGCAAGTATTACGACGCAGTTCCGAGGCTGGTGGTGGAGATTACTGAGGTACGGGAGGTGTGACCATGGTGCCGTGGGGATGGGTGGTAGTGATTGCGATATTGTCCGGGTCGTTTGGAATGATCTGCATGGCGATGCTGGCGGTGGGTGGGGATGCGGAAGAGCACGAAACGGCTGAAAGGCGTATTTACACGCTTCGAAAGGATTTTGCGGAGCAGGCGAAGGCGCTGCTTAGACTGAATTTTGAGCGTGCCGTAGTTGATAGACGGTTGCACGACATGCGCGCAGAACGGCGATTGCTGCGCGGCATGGCGCTGGGGGATGGGGAGGACGTATAAAGGCGGCTTGGAATACGAAAGGATGATAAGAATGGATTCCGATACGCGGGTTAATGATAGTGCGCGGTGCGCAAACTGCAAGCACCTTCAGATCGTAAATAGCGAACCGGTATACGCAAAGTGTTTGATCGAAGAACTTACGTTCTATCTTTGGAAAAGCGACACGCGCGCGCACTGGTGCGAACGCTGGGAGAAGCGTAAGACGATGCTCGATGATTTCTTGGAGAAATATCCCAATGCGCAGTTGTGGGTAGATGGTACGCCAAAGGTGTGTGCTGGCGTTTTGTATGCAAACAAAAAGCCATTGTGTAACGGCGAAAGGTGTGTTGACTGTTGGAATAAGCCATTAGACATGTGGCACAAAGAAAAGCCGCCCGTAGGCGGCGAGTAGTTAGATCAGGCGTTCCATTGGACAGCGGAGGGCTTTGGACAGTTTCAGCAGGTTTTGAGCGCTGGGCTGCCCGATGCCCTTTTCCCATTTGAACAGGGACTGCGGGTAGATGCCGAGTTTCCGGGCAAGTTCCGCTTGGGTAAGCCCCTGGCTTTCGCGCACGGCTACGATTTTAGATGTCGGCATGGGCGTACTCCTTTCGTTCGTATGCGGTCGAGTTCCTCGCGGATGGCTTTCAATTCTGGTTCGAACGTGGCTTTGAAAACTTGCACAGCAATGCGGGATTCGTGCATACAGCGGTTGCCGATGGCGGTGATCGCGTTGAGGTTGGACACCAGCCCGGCGACGTAGACGCGGATGCCGTTGTCGGTGTTACGCACTGGCTTCGCTCCTTTCGACCAGAAGGTCGATTTTGTCTTTGATCTCCCGGATGCCGTACCACATAGGCAGGTCAATCCGGGATTGGTCGGTATTGGGTTCGGTCGAGTAAATGTATGGGTAGGATTGGGCGTCAAAATCGATGGCATAGCCGCGATAGGGGATGCGCTTCAATGGTGGTATCCTTTCACAGTTCAATTTCGGTTGGCGTGGTGGTGTCCCAACATGCGCCGGGAAATTCGCCATCTTCGTAGGCTTGCCAGTCAAAGCCGTCGGCGTAGTCGGGGCGGGTGTAGGAACCGGGCGCGTTGAGGTTGAGGGCGTGCCTGTCGGGGGACGTTGCAAGAATGGCCTCGGTGCCATTGATTACTGCGCACAGCAGATACAGGCCGGACTTGTATAGGGGCTTGCTCATGGGTATCTCCTTCTCCCGGTCTATCGCCCGGCCGGGAGGGCGGTGGGTCAGGCGTCCAGCCAGGCGTCCAGCTTGCGTTCGACGCGGTAGGCGGCATATTCTGCGGCGGTCATAAACTGCGCGGTCGTGTAGCTGCCTTGCCATTGCGACCGATAGATCATCAGGAATTTGTCATCACCTAGTTTCACGACATAGTGATGGATGCCGTTGCTGCCGGAAGTGAAATTCGAACCGTCCCATTCGTCAAGGCATTCCTCATCGTTTTCGTCGTACTCAACGGCGATAACGTCGGTGCCCGGCTCTTGCAGGTCGGGGCGGTAGACGTACTTCCAGTTGGAACCATCCCACCACTCTAGGACTAACTCGGTATCGAAATCGTCCTCGTTCAAGAATTCCCCATCACAGAAAACGATGCGCCCGGAAGGGGAGTGCCATTCGTCGGAATAGGCGGTATACTCGATGCCGTTGCCATCCAGAAACTCGGTGATGTCGGCGCGCTCACCCTCGTCGCGGCAGGCGCCGACGTATTCGGAATATCGGCGGTTCCAGTCGCCGACATCCTCGCGCGTAGCCTGCATGTCCAGCGCGTAGATAGGATAGTCACCAAAAGACGATACCATGGATTCGGCCTCGGACAGATCGACCAGGCGGCCCTCTGATTCGTTTTCGTTGTTGATCCAGATTTCGTAAGATTTCTTCATGGGGCATCCTCCTTCAATTTGCGCGGCCGGGCTTTGAACCGGCCTGCCGCATTACGGCCCGTGGGGGCCGTGCTCTGCGATTATGGCAACGGGGCATCCGTAATGTAGTCAAGGCGCATCTGGCCGTACTTGGTAGTTGTCATGATAGGGCCGTGGTTGTCCAACAAAGCGTTTATCCAGTCGTTGCCTTTGCGCGACAGGCCATGCACGATGCGCTTGTTGTGAATGTGCTGTGACGTTCCTTTGCAGGCGGTATTGATGGTGCTGTCTCCACATGTCAATGTGATTTTCATGATGTACCCCCTTGCCCGGCCCCCTTCGTGGCCTGCGGCGTGCGTTGCGGTGGTTAGTCCATGTTGTTTGATACCAGTTCGGCCATTGCTGGGTTGGGGTGATTGCCGAGGTTCAAGACCCACCAGTATTCACGCGCGTTATCGTCGAAGCATCCGGTGCGGTATCCGTGGTAGCCCTTGCCTTTGGAGGTTACGACCTTCGCCAGCTTGTCGAATGCATCCTCGCCGAGCACATCAATGCTATTCGTGCCGGGGTTCATGTAGGTTACGCCTGCGGTTTGCGCCATCTTTTCCAAATTGGTCATGGTGTTGCCCCCTTTGTTTCATCTGTGCCAATTATAAGCCATATCGCTTACAATGTCAAGCGCGTTCTGCATGTTTAATAGTTTTGTAACATATGGCTGTGATGGTGCATATTTACACTACTTCAAAATTTAACCACGGAAAAACCTAGTAAACCTATTGACAAAGTGGTATGCTGTGGGGGAACAAAGAAGGGGGCGGACTTACTCCGTCGTTCCCCGTGAACTTAAAGCCAAGCGGAAGCTTCTGCTTCTTTAGCTTCCGTAGCCCAATAACTCGTTCGGAGAAGTATGTCTTTCAAAAGACAGAAAATCAGGAAATTGTTGGTTTATGGGGTATTTACTAGAATTAGATACGGTTGTTTGTGTATTGTGCATAGATATGACGAAGGATGTGATATGCGGTGGATGTAGATTGGAAGGCCATTAAAACGGCGTATATCACATCTACGAAATCTTATAAGACGCTGGCGAAAGAGTACGGTATTTCAACGCGAATTATAAATGATCGTGGCGGCGCCGAACAATGGGTAAAACTAAGGAAGGACTATTCAGCCAAGGTTGTGCGTAACGCCGTTTCCCGCGCGTGTGAGAAGGAATCCAACAAGCTGGCAACACTCGCGGCTGCCGCTGACAAGCTATCAAATTCCATTAACGGCGTGTTCAGTGACGTTCAGCAGTTCAACCGTTTCATAGTCCCGGAAAGTTCCGAAGGCCGCACTGAATCGGTTGAGCGCGTATATAAGAAGGCCGATACTCGCGCTATGCGTGACCTGGCCGGGGCGATTAAAGACTTGAACGCATCGCTGCGCAGTCTGCATGACCTGCCCACCCGCGCCGAGCTTGAAGCGATGGCAATCAACCGCGAACGCCTGGAGATTGAAAAGGCCAAGGCATCCCAAGGCATCCCCGACGCAGACACCACCGGCGTAGTGCTGATCCCATCCGTGCCGGATACGGGCGACACAGCGCCCACTGAATAGCCACCACTCGCTTGCGTACTCTCCCCCGCAGGCGATGGCGTTGCCTGTCGCATGTGCGATGGGCGGCATAGCACCCCGGTTCGCGGCATCATCCCACCGTGGGCCGGGGTAAATTCATATATGGAGGTCACACATGACCACGATCACCGTACAAGCCCGCGATGGCGCGTACAGCGTACAGATAGACGGACACGCATCTTATGGCCCCGCTGGGGCTGACATTGTATGCGCTGGCATATCGGGCGCGTGTTACGTGGTGGCTGAGGGCGCTCGTGCGCTGGTGGCTGCTGGGCTGGCTGATCTGTGCGACGTACAAGCCGGTGACGGGGCATTTAAGGCGCGCGTGACCACGCACGACATACACGGACGTATAGCATGTGGGTGCTGGTACGATGGCCTTGTAGGGGCGTTCTCAACGCTTGCCGCGCAGTATCCCGATAACGTGCGGGTGATGGGCGGTGGGGCGCGTGAGTGATCTACAGTATATGATAGCCGGGGATGGAACGATTGTGGGGCTGTCGCAGGATTTGGCCGCGACGCTGCAATCAATCGCCGTGGAACAGGCTACGACGCGAGAACAACTCAAGTCGGTTTTTAGGCTGCTGGAAGAACAGCGCGAGGCAAACAAGGCGCTTAACACGCTGACGTTATCGGTGCTGTCGGCCACGGACGAAATCAAGCGGCTGCGCAAGGATGTGGACGACATGCGGTGCAAGCCGCTGCCGGATGAGATCACACGGATGCAGGTGGACATGGACGCACTCAAAGGCAAGCCGGGCAAGCGCTGGGACATGATACAGACGGTAGCCATCACGTCGATTGTCACGGGCGTTGTGGGGTTCGTGGTGGCTAAGTTACTGGATTGATACAAGGTGTTCGGCCAAGGAGGGATGACGGTTTCGGACATCGCATTGCGCAACGTATGCGATTGTACATACATTGCGCCGACATACTGAAAGGGTGATACGGATGCAAAGCAGATGGAAGTCCCCGGTACTGATCGCGGCGGTCATCGCGCAGGTGGTGTCGCTGCTGATCCTGTTCGGGCTGATCGATACCACGTTGGGCGACAAGATCAACCAGGCGGCGGCGCTGCTGCTGCAAGTGCTGGCGCTGGTGGGTGTGGTGAACAACCCCACTAACCCGGACGGGCTTTAGGATCGCGGCGCACATCCATGGATTGCGTCTATGGCGGCTGGATGCGTCCGGTCGCTGCATAGTCGCTTAGCTCAGTCGGTTAGAGCAACGGCCTTATAAGCCGTAGGTGCACGGTTCGATCCCGTGAGCGACAACCAATGCCTGCAAAGCCGAAACGCTGCGTTCCACGTGGCGCATTAATGTAGGCAATGCGGGCGTTTTTGAAAGGTGGTGATGGCATATGCAGCAACCGATAGACAGGCGCGTTGTGTGGGCTCCACAGCCCCGACAGGCGGCGTTCATGTCGCGCCCCGAGTACGAAGTGCTATACGGTGGCGCCGCTGGCGGTGGAAAAACGCAAGCCCTACTCGCCGAAGCTCTCCGTCAGGTGCATATCCCGCACTACCGGGCGATTATATTCCGAAAGAAGTTCCGCGAACTCGAACACATGATCGATACTTCGAGGAAAATATACCAGGCGGCATTCCCCCGCGCTGTGTTCAATGCAAGCTCGTACTTTTGGAAGTTCCCCAGTGGCGCGAAAATATACTTCGCCAACATGCAATCGTCCAGCTTCAAGGAAATCTATCAGGGGCAAGCGTATGACTTTGTCGCGTTCGACGAGCTGACCCACTTCACGTGGGACGAGTACAGCTATATGTTTTCTCGCTGTCGTTCCAGCGGCCCCGGTCTGCGCAACTACGTTCGGGCAACCAGTAACCCCGGCGGAGTAGGCCACGGCTGGGTAAAGGATCGGTTTATCACTATCGCGCCGCCTATGACAACCATTGTGCGCAAGGATGATCTAACCTATCCTGACGGAACGATACATCACGTCGAGCGGTCAAGCATTTTTGTGCCGTCGCGAGTGTTTGACAACCCAATCCTGATGGCGAACAGCCCGGAGTACATTGCCAACATGGCGATGATGCCGGAAGCCCAGCGGAACGCGCTGCTGTATGGATCGTGGGACAGCTTCAGCGGGCAAGCGTTCATCGAGTGGAGGGATGAACCAGACCACTACGCCGACCGGAAATGGACGCACGTCATTGACCCGTTCGACCCCCCGGAGCACTGGCGCATTTATCGTGGGTTTGACTGGGGTTTGGCAAAACCGTACTCGGTCGGTTGGTACGCCGTGGACACCGAGCGGCGCATATACCGCATACTGGAACTGTACGGCTGCACGCGGGAACCCAATACCGGCGTGAACGAGCATCCGGGCGAGATAGCCGCGCATATCCGCGAGATGGAAACGACGCACCCGTGGCTCAAGGGCAAGCGGATCAACGGCATTGCTGACCCTGCCATATTCGCAGCGGACGCAAGCGGGGAATCCATTGCGGCGATGATGGAGCGTTCTCCGAACTTCATCCGCTTTGATCGCGGCGACCATACGCGCATTGCTGGCAAGATGCAATTCCACTATCGCATGTCGTTTGACAGCATGGGCAAGCCGATGTTCCAAGTGTTCAAGGGATGCAAGCATTTTATCCGCACGTTCCCCACGTTGGTGTACGACGAAAAGCATCTGGAGGACATCAACACGGAGCAGGAAGATCACGCCTACGATGAATGCCTAGCTGGAAGAACAAAGGTTATCACTGCTGACGGCCAAAAGAATATTAAATCGCTTGTTGGCACCGAAGGATACGTATATTCCAGCGATGGAGCGCTGCACAGATACCACGATTGCCGTATGACACGGGAGTTTGCTCCGGTATTTACAATCATATTGGAAGATGGTACGAAGTTTAGGGCAACCGCAAACCATCCGGTGATGTTGGCGA